TTTACTATATAGTTCTTCGATATAAGTTTCAGTCACCCAATCATCCGAATCAACAAAGGTAAGATATTCTCCTTGGGCTTGTTCAATTCCATAATTTCGAGCTTCAGACTGCCCTCCATTTTCTTTTTCAAAATAACGAAAACGTGCATCTTTTTCAGCGTATTCTTGACAAATTAGACCTGAGCTATCTGTCGAGCCATCATTCACTAGGATAAGTTCCCAATTGCGGTATGTCTGCTCTAAAATGCTATCCAAGCATTGTTTGAGATACTCTTCGACATTGTAAACCGGCACAATAATACTGATTAATTGATTTTCCATATTTCACTTTCTTTTATCTTTCAAAAATAGGTAATCCCCATTCTCAGCATGCTCCAACTTTTCGCGCACTCTTGCTTCCTCTTGGACAAATTCGGTCCCCTCTAACATGGATAAATTTCTTCTTAGAGCAAACTTATACTGATTAAAGGCTAATTCCATCGGATAATCTAGCTCTGGCATCTCCATCAAAGTTTCAATCCGCTCCTCAATTGCATCTATAAAATCTAAATGAGATAAGTTGTAGTTCTGAGTCAGTCCTTTAAAGTTAATTCTGTAGGCATAAACATCTGAATCATATCGAGTCATTTTTTCACTTGCTAGATAGAGTTTCCACATAATGAACTGGTCTTCTGCATATTTCCCCTTAGGAAAGCGAATTTCATCAAATAAATGCTTTTTGAATAGTTTCCCCCAAACTGCAGAAAAGCGAAGTAGGGTATAATCCTCCATGCTATCCATACCTTGTATAGCATCTCTAGCACTAAGCGGAGATAGTAGTTCGGTTGTGTTTCCTCCTGAATTGGTGCGATTTTTAGAGAAGCTCCCCGCAAAATCAGTGGATTGCGTTCATAATCATCCACGCAGCTCGTCCTTTTCGCCCGATGACTTAATCGTTATGTGTGACTTCGAGAGTATTGACAAGATGCTTGTGATTGGGCATAATGGAATCAAATACAAAGTAGCCATAGGCGCTGGAGACCGTCCCTACCCAGCCGAAATTAAGGCGATATACGAACAAGTAAAATGGGAGTATAAAGGGTTCTACGAACGGATGACTGCGGCAGGGTTTAGCGAGCAAGCGATATGGCAAGCTATTAGTCATAAAATCACTACAAGGATGGCTGAAAAATACGGGTGGGAATATGAAAGAACAAAACCAAAAAAATAAAAAACAAGTAAAAGTGGCAATGTGGCCTGGAGAAATGCCTTGTCCCTACGGTAATACGAAAGAGTACCATGAATGGGAAGAACGAAGCAAGACGTTTGAAAAGTATATTAATGAGATTCGCAAAGCTTAAAGCACCTATTTATGTAGGTGCTTTTTTGGTGCGAGAAAGAGGTAATGCGATGAGAAAGGTATTTAAAAGCACGGTGATTGACAAGGCTACATTGTTAGGTGAAAGCGTAACCAATAGATATGCACTAGCAAAATGCACGGCACGCCTCGAATGGCATAAGGTTATGGATGATGTACCGGCATTAGGGAACAAGCGAATCACAAAATGCTATCATGTTGCTTTGGTTGTTACTTATGAGCATCATGACGTAAAAGATTTACCATTAGAGCGACTACAGTCCTTTAGAATTGTTGGAGAAGTAAAAAATCGTCATGATATAATCCAAGACGTTAATATTGGGCATTTAAAATTAATAGACGATGAGTTAAATTTAATTGAAGATGGTACGTGCATGTTTGAATTATGTTGCACGCAGGATGAAATTAAAGAACTCATGAACTTGTATATTTAAATATTTCAGCACTCACCATTGTGGGTGCTTTTTTCATGCCTTTTTGGTATTGCAGGCGAAAAAGAACAAGACCGTAACGAGTGGTGTAGCACTCGAAAATAAAGCGTAACAGGAAGGAGTCATAAGGAATGACAAAAGAAGAATTAAAGGCGTTGGGCGTAACGGACGAAGCTGCGGATAAGATTGTGGAGGATTACGGGAAGAATTACGTATCGAAAGCACAATTCAACGCAACGAACGAAGAGAAGAAGGCAGCCAAAACAGAGCTTGCACAGATTAAAACGGAGCTGGACGGACTGAAAGAGAAGGCCAAAGGTAACGAGGATTTGAGCAAGCAAATTGAAGACCTCAAAAAGCAAAGCGAAGCCCGTGAACAAGAGTATGCACAGAAAGTCAAGAACATGGAAATCGACGGGATTGTCGACCGTGCTTTATTGACAGCAAAGGCCAAGAGCGTAAAGGCCGTGCGTGCTTTGCTCGACCTTAATGGCGCAGAGGTTGAAGACGGGAAAATTAAGGGCCTCGATAAGCAGATTGAGAAACTCGTAACGGAGGCCGGGTATCTCTTCGGTGACGATAAGCCGAACGTCAAGGGGGCAACGCCTGGAAACCCTGGCGGCAACAAGCCGAACGGAGGCGTAACGAAAGAGCAATTCAACAAAATGTCGTATGGTGAACGAGTCAAGTTATACAACGAAGATAAAGAACTGTACGACCAGTTAACGAACGGAGGAGAATAACAACATGCCTACAAGTGCAAACGCAACAAAATTAGCAAACCTTGTCAATCCCGAGGTTATGGGGGATATGATTGCAGCCGGCTTGCCGAAAGCAATCAAATTTACGCAAATTTGTAAAATCGACAACACTCTTGAAGGTCGTCCCGGTAGCACTATCACGATTCCGGCGTTTAAGTACATTGGTGATGCACAGGATGTTGCCGAAGGTGCTGCAATCGACGTATCTAAACTCGAAGCAAGCACGGCAAAAGTATCCGTAAAGAAAGTCGGTAAAGCGGCAGAAATTACAGACGAAGCGGCTTTGTCCGGATACGGCGACCCGGTCGGCGAAACACAGCGTCAGCTGTTGATGTCAATCGCAAGCAAGGTCGATGAAGATATTGTAACGGCGTTAGGAACGACAACGCTTACAGTTACGGATACGAATGAAATCTCGTATGAAGGGATTGTAAACGGTGTCGATAAATTCGCAGAAGAAAGCGACGTATCCAAGGTACTGTTCATTCATCCCGAACAGTTATCGAAAATCCGTAAGGACCCGGCTTTCATTGACAAGACTAAATACGGCGGTGATTTGATGATGACCGGAGCAATCGGATCTATTTGCGGTTGTGAAGTGGTTGTATCTCGTCGTGTACCGAAAGCCGGCGGCAACTTCACCAATTTCATGGTACAGATGAGTGCGGCAGCAACAGACGGACAGCCCGTAATGCCGGCAGTGACGATTTACGTTAAGAAAGCCGCAGACGTTGAAACGGACCGCGATATTTTGGCAAAAACAACGGTTATTTCGGCGGCAGAACATTACGCAGTAGGCTTAACGAATCCGGCTAAAGTCTTAAAAATGACATTCAAAGCCGTATAACAAGGAGGGGTATCAATGGGTATGCTTATTAGGCGGCACCGAGAAGCGGCCGCAGATATAGACATGGAGCAGTCGGAAGTGATGAACACCGAGAACGTGGACGTTCAGGAGGAAGAGCCTTTGACGGAAGAAGTGCAGGCCGATGAAGATGCACAAGCCACTCAAGTAAAGACGACAAAAAAAGCAAATCAAAAGAAGGCCCAGGCCGATGAATAAGTACACGGAGAAGGTCATCACGCTTGCCGAAGACTTGACCGGATGCCCGGATGTCGCCGCATTTAAAACCTCGATTGATTTTATTTCCGAGGTTGTCGAACGGAGCATACTCAATGATATAAATCAGGCAGAGGTTCCCGTCGAGCTTGAGCGAGTCGTCATATATCGAACACTTGGAGAGCTGATCAAAATACAGGGGAAAAATATTCTTGGGGATGCCGATGATATGGCGAAATCAATCGAAATTGGCGATACAAAAATCGAGTTTAACGGCGAGCCTTTGTCCGTGCGTCTGACTGCATTGGCAGATGTATTAACGAATTACGGCAAGGGGGAATTAGCGTGTTACCGACGGTTGAAATGGTAAGACGAGCGAGGCAACAGCTTGAAAAAATGTACGAGATGAGTGCGTTCGTGTATGCCGACGTGAGCAAGCAAGATGAAGCCACGGGCATCGTTACGTCTAAGCCGAAGAACACGGGCATATACCCTTGCCGTATATCGTATAAGACAAGCACGACCGGAACGGGTGAAGGGGTAGCATCCTTCACTCAGTCGATCGTGCTGTTTACATATCCGGATGCGAAGATTCCGAAGGGGTCACGCATCGCTGTATCGCACAACGAAGGGGTGACCTGGTACAAGGCGGCATCTACTCCGGCACAATACGATACTCATCAGGAAATTCAACTCGAATTACTGGAGAAGCGATAATGGCTAAGGTTGAATTTGATATAAGCGAGTTTGAGGATTTCTCCGCAAGACTTAAGAAGCTCGGGAACGCCACACAAGCACAAGGCGTTTTGCAGGCCGGTGTGAACAAAATGGCAGCGGCTTATATCCGTGAAGCGAAGAAAAACACGCCCGTTGGTAAACGTGGATCAGTCAAAGCCTTTGTCGGCAAGGATAGAAACGGGCAGGCAAAGTACATAACGTATCATTACAACACGCAACAGACACGGAACGCGTGGCGTGTGAACTCAGCGAAAGTTGTAGGAACGACAGCATTTGCAAGGGTGTATAACCTATCTAAATATGCATCGTTTTTGAACGACGGGCATCGACAGGAAGTTGGACGATACGTTCCGATGCTTGGCACTCCGATTGGTGGCGTGGTACACGGGGCAAGACTCAAGAAACCTTGGGTTGAGGGCTTGCACATGCAAGAGAAGGCTGAAAATTTCGTTGAACGTAACGGGAACAAGTTATTAAACAGTGCAATGAGGGGGTATCTACGTGAACTCGATAAGTAACATTATTACGGGTATTGCGACGGCCGTTCATAAGGAAACAGGGCGGCCGGTATACCTCGAATTCAAGGAGAACAGGGCAGAATTCCCGTGCTTTTATGTTAGCCTGGTAAATTCGTCCGAGGATTTACACGTTTCTAGTCTGTACGACCGGACGAACGACTTCGAGATCCTCTACTTTCTTAACGAAGAGGATTTACCCGAAGACGTGCGAGGCGAACTTCACGACATGGGCGAACGACTGTATTCGGCGTTAGAGTACATAACAGTCGACGGCCAACTGATGAGAAGCAAAAAGCGTTCATATAAGGTAACGGACGGCGTGATGCATTTCCTGTTGACCATGGAAGATATACGACGCAAAGCCGAGAAACGACAAGAGGCGATGCGTCAAGTCGGAATCACGGAAGGAGTTAAAAATGGAAACAGCGACCAATAAAAACACAGAAGTCGCCGTAAAGGAAGAGCCGAAGAGCATCGTCGAACGGTTCGATAAGGTGACTATATTACAATCTGAACGATTTAAGCGGTATCGAGATATTCTTGATACTGTATTGAATTCCGGTCAGTTATACGGAGCGGACGAAGTGGACAAGGTGTTAAGCGATGCACTTACACACCGGGTACAAAAGTCCGTGAATGAATAAGGAGGGAACAACGTAATGGCATTAGGCGGCGGAACGTTCTTGTTCCATAATAAGGTTTTACCCGGCACGTATATTAATTTCGTGTCGAAAGTACGAGCATCGGCAGAAGTATCCGACCGAGGGTTCGGGGCAATGATGCTTGAATTGGATTACGGCCCGTCTGGTACGGTATTCAGAGTCGATGCAGACGAATTCCAGAAGAACTGTATGCAGTATTTTGGCTATGATTACACGCATCCGAAAATGAAAGGCCTTAGAGATTTATTTACAGGCCTTAAAACGGGGTATTTTTACCGTCTTAATAGTGACGGTGCTGTCGCATCTTGCACGCTTGCCAAAGCGAAATATGCGGGCATTAGAGGCAATGCACTGGGGGTTTCGGTACAGTCAGATCCGGATAATTCCGGATCTTTTATCGTCACAACGTACATGACGACAGATAACAATCGTCAAGCAGTAGCGAAACAGTCAGGCGTAAAGACGGCTGCGGACCTCGTCGACAATGAGTATTTGAAATTCGAGAAGGCGGCTACATTGGCGGCTACTGCTTACACGGCCCTTACAGGCGGTACGAAGGGAGCAGCCATTACGACGCAGAACTATCAGGAC